GCACTCCATCGGCGTCAGGCGGCGCACGACCATGTTCTGCCGGACTGTATTATTCAAGTTCAGGCTTTGCCCGCCGCTTTCTTTCGCTTGAAGCGTGCCGTTTACCTCTCCGCCCTCTCGGAAATTGCGGCAGTCTACGCTTGCGACATACGCTGCCATATCTGCGCGGTATGGGTCGTTTCCTTTTGCCCTTAGAGATGGGGATATTTCGCTCGACACTACCAGCATATCGTTGTATGCGTCCTGCCCGTTGTAGCTCCCAGCATGAGCGCCGGGGGAAAGCGTACCCGTCACATCTTGGTATGTAAGCGGCACTTGATTGCCGCCTGTTCCCATTCGTGCCTGCAGGCTTGGTACCTGCTCCCCGTACTCGCGGATGACGTCGCAGGCGTGTGTCATGTCCAGTGCCACCACTGGGGCAACCACAGCTGGCTTATTCCCGCCGCACTCGGCGTTCAGTGTAGGGGACAGCTCCTCCTGATAGCCGATGCTCCGTGCCTGTTCACTGTTGCCCAGTTTAAACCCAGCACACAATACGCTGTCCCGCGCCATGCCGCCGTTCTCGTTGGCATTCAGACTGTGCCATACGCCATCCTGATCGTACACCCTTGCGCTCTGCGCATCCCAAGGATTCATGCACATTACTCCGTGGCGGTCACCAGCGGTCAGCGTGGGGGACGGGTCGCCCTCTTTGCCGATGCCAAGACCGTTGCCGCTGCCATCGTGGTTGCGGCTTTTGCCGCCGCCCTGCCATCTTGTAGCTTTGTCGTTGATGGGGATAGCCGTTGCAACGATGTTGGGGCCTCTGTCGGCACAGTAACTTCCGTCCGCTCTTGCGGTTAGGCTCCTTGCGACTGCCGGATTAAAATCGCTTTCAGAAGCTTCGGCATATCCTTCCCCCGCCGCTCCGCTCTCCGCAGGATGCCCAGACACGCTTTCGCGGTCAAATTGTATTTCGGATGCGGTGTCTCCTCCAAAATCTGCGACAACCGAGATTCTTCGGCGACGCTGTGGGGTCCCCAGACGGATAACATCTCCTGTACGGCTGTCTCGGATGGTTTTTCCCCAGTCCTTAGCGTCGTGAGTTCGCCAAGCGATAGACCACCCATCACCGTCAATGGCTCCTGCTTTTGTCCATTTCCACTTTTCCGGCAGTCCAGATAAAGAAAATCCTGGTTCTGCGATACGCGCAATTTCTTCCAGCACGGCGTGGAAGTCTTTTCCTTTGTTGCTGCTGAATGCACCGACAACGTTTTCCCAAACGAGAAACCGAGGTCGTACCATGTTACCTGTCCGTCCATTCCGTTTGTCCTCCGCTCTCATTTCTTTTACGATGCGCACCTGCTCCATAAACAGGCCGCTTCGCGCTCCCGCCAAACCGGCGCGTTTCCCGGCGATGGATAGATCCTGACACGGGCTGCCGCCCGTCACCACCCACACCGGCTCAATCTCCGCACCGTTTATCTTGCAGATATCTCCCAAGTGAACCATTTTTACTCTCCTTTATCATTTTCGCGACGATGGGCCACGCCGCTTTAAACCATTTTCCCCAGCGGCGGCATACGCGCCCGTTATCATGGCAAACCGGCTCACGCGGGCAAACCGCGCACGGGGACTGTGGGACGGGGGACTGCGCGTCTGCGTGGATCACCATTGCGTCACCTCCACCTTGATAGATCCACCATGCCACACCTCATGCGTGACGCGGCGCACCCACCGCCGGTTATCGTCCGGCAGGATCCAGCCTTTTAGGGCGTCGACGATTGCCTTGCCGAGGACGGCATGGTTGTCGATATCGAGGCGATCGTCCCACAAAAACCGGATTGATACCGGAACAGACGTCAGGCGACGCGGGATACCGGCTTTGCGCAGCGCTGCGTGAGTGATTGCGTGCAGCTCCTCCGCATCGCGCTTGCGCTGTTGCCAACACTTGCCGGCGTAGTAGGCATTTAACCCGTAGCGCTTGTTCCACGCGGCCTTCCCGCGCTGCGTCGGCGGGTATTGGATTGTAAACTCGGTCATATGTCACCCCATGTCATGTATTTTTCCAGACTCGCGCCCGCGTAATTGCAGTCCGGCAGGCCCCGGATTTTAGGCGGCGGAGATTTGGCGAGGCGGTCAAAAATGATCCCCTGCCAATTGCTGGACATGCACTTGTTGATCAAGTCGACCACGGCCTGATCCCCGTACTTCTCGGCATTGTGCCGGATCTCGGAGACGAGGGCGCGTAACCCCTCCGGTTTGTAGGCTTGATTTTTTTCGGTTTTATACCGGATCCACGACTCCACCGCGCCCCGCAGCGCCGGAGAGAGTCCGCTCAGATCCGGTGCCGGGGTTCGGCGCACCTCTTTTTTGGGCGGATTTGCCGGTGGCTGTGGGGCCGGAGGAGGAGCCTCGCGCTTAACCGGCTCCTGCGGTGGATCCTTTTTTGGATGCGCCCCGCCGGCACGTCCTGCGGCAGCTTTTTTCTGCGCGCGGACAATCTGGGGCATGATCAGCTCCACGGCGACCGCCACGATGGGGGGGAGAACGTTGAGGTCCGGCAGCTCTCCGGCCAGCGCAAACCGCTGGATCGCGTCGTAAAATGCGCACCGCTCGACCGGATCCTCGATCCGGTCGGCGGCGCGTGCGTATGCGGATGTAAAGGCAAACTGCTCCCGCTCCATTGCTCCTCCTTAAAACGGCATATCTCCGTCCTCATCTGTCTCATCAAATCCGGCCGCAGACACGTCTATGGGTCTTCCGGCAGGCTTTACGGCGTCCCGCTGTTTGACCCCTCCGGCAAAGTAAACGCTCTCTGCGGCGATCTCGACCGCCGTGCGCCTGGATCCGTCTTTGGCCTGATAGGTTCTGGACTGGATCCGGCCGGTCACGACGATCGGATCGCCCTTCGCAAAGTAGCGGGCGACAAACTCGGCGGTCTGACGCCACGCGACCACATCGATAAAATCCGTCTCCTTCTCGCCGGACTGGGACTTGAAATCTCGGTCGACGGCCAGAGAAAAGCTGGTGACAGGGGTTCCGGACTGCGTTCTACGCAGCTCGGGGCCGCGGGTCAGGCGACCCATGATGACAATCTTATTGAGCATTTACTTGTCCTCCGTCCCGAGTGTGCGCTGCTCGGAGAATTTGTAGATCAGGTGGGCGGCGTAGGAGATCGCTTGGGCCAGATCCAGCTCGGACGATCCACGCAGCTTGCTCCACGCGTAGGAGATCTCCTTGCCATCATCGCAAAGGGCGAGACGGATGCGATCCGGCTTTGTCTGCAGAGTGAGACTGTACCGCCCGCCGGGCTGGGGGGCGGGAGACACCTCCGTTTTGGGCGGCGTCTCCCGCCCCAGAAACGCATCAGGATCAACATCGGCGACCGACACAAGCAGCGGATACGCCGAGGCCGAGATCGAGCCTCGCGAGAGGCAGTTGGGAAAATACGACTGGGTTCTCCCCATGCGGCGCGCAAGATCGGCCATCGTGTAGCCGTTGGCCACGCAGTGTCTGCGGATGGCCTCCGCGTTGATTTTTACATACGCTGAGTTCATGTTGCTGTCTCCTTTTCGTTTATAGATAGTTTTTACCAAATGCGCGGATAAAATCATCCACGCTCCAACCCTGCTCCTGCATACACTTCAGCTGGCCGTAGCGGCGGAGGCGGCGCATCTGGTCCCCGTTACGGTGGACGGAGGACGGGCCAAAGATGTGGCATCTATTGTGGCACAGGTACACAGTCAGCCCGTAGACCTCGCTTTTGCGGCGGTACGCGCCGCCAAAGATGTGGCTAATGGTGGCGGTCTAAGGGATCATCCGCTCCGTTGCGCCCGCAAAGGAAGCATTGCCTATCCATTCCGCACACGCTGCATCACCTCATTTCTAAAATCAACAGCGGCATCAAGACTGTCGAAAGATTTGTAGATCGCATATTTTCGAATATAAAGAATAAAGCGCCCATCCCTCTCTCGAATATATCTTTCTCCGCAATTTGTCGGTTTCGCATTTTGCTTTGGATGTCTCATGAGATGAGCCGAATGGCGAATATTCTCTTCGTGCGACACCCATCTTAGGTTTTCAACGCGATTGTCTGCCCGATCGTGGTTTATATGGTCTACATCATATTTGCCGATCGGATTCCCCAAAAACGCCTACGCGACCAATCTGTGAATATAAAGGTTTTGACGAGTTCCAGTTCCGCGTTGCAAACTGACATATACGTAGCCATTCCCGTTGGCACAAGGGGAGATGACGTTGCCCTTATCCCGTCTAAGTAATGTTCCACCGTGTCGATTTCCAACGGGGCGAACCCTATCCAGTGATCGAACGCGCCCATTGCTGCTCACCTCGTAGTACCCTTCGTATCCGGGGATCGGTCTCCACTCCTCAAAGAGGAAACACTACCTCACTTGCCCCATTCCTCCTTCATCCGATCCAGTTCCATCGGTGTCAGCGTCTCGATCCCCGCCGCCTTGCAGTCCGCGACAACTTGCTCGATCAGCTGGGACATTTGGCGCGTATCATACGTCGACGATCCATACCATAGGCGCACGTTGATCATCCCGCCCAGTTTGGAGGGGAACTGATCGGCCATCCAGCCGATGCCGTTGTGCGCCCACTCGCGGCAGAGCTTGTCTGCGGCAGATGCCTTAACGCACACCACATCATACGCGCCGCCGATCATACGGATCTGCTCGCGGTAGATCTCGTCAGGCGGCAGGGAGTAGTGATCTGCCAGACGGTTTACCAGCGCCCAATAGTAGGCGTTTGCATCGAGACTGCGCCCCTTGCGGGTAATCTTGGCCGTATATTCCCGCTCCGGCCGGAGCGCGTCGCAGACGGCCATCGCGCTTTGCGGGGACGATACGCGCAAGCAGAGCCACGCGCCGTCAGAGTCCTGCTGCCAGCGCGCGCCGGACACTGTCACCTGCTGCACGGGATCTCCTCCTCTCTCGGCCAGTGGCCTGACTTGAGGCACGCCGCCAGATATTTCAGGCGCGGGAGGTACTCCCGCTCGATCCACTCCGCATCATACGGGATCGGATGCTTTGAGATCCGATCCATCTGGATCGGGAGAAAATAGTTGTTGTACTCGGCATCGGTGAGCCGGTAGGCGATGATCTGACACTCCTTCCGGCGACGGAGGCCGTGGCCGGAAGCGAACATCTCCACTTGGCACTGCTGGCGGTAGGCCTTGGACACGGCAAAGGGCTTGTCGCCCCTGTGCGTTTTAATCTCGCAGATGGTGGTGGGAGTCTCGCCGTCGAGGTTTACGCGGACCCGGAGCGACGTGATGCGGATCTGGCGATCACGCTCCACGATGCCGAGGGCGTCAAGGATGCGATGCTCATACGCCGTCCCCGCCCGCATAGCGGGCGAGGAGAAGGTCTCCGCGCGGATGCCGAGCTTAACCGCCCACCAGCGGCGGAAGGACTCGGTATCCCATGATCGCATGATCTGTGCGGTATCGCTGGCGCCGAACCAGCCGGAACGATCATGATCCTTGATCACAGCTGGCTCACCGTCCGCTCCAGATGATCGAGCCGATCGAACCAGCCCATCATGGTGGCCAGCTGCTTATCGTTGAGGCCGAGGGCGGCGAGGACATCGCGATGACTCATGCCGCGCTGCTCCTTGGCGGTGATGAGCCGCTCAAGCCGCTCCTTGATAGCGTAGATGTTGTGGCGTGATAGATCATCTTCTCCGTCATCGCCGTCACCGTCCGCCCAGAGGGAGAAGCCGAGGCCGGTGCGGATCGCCACGCCCTTGACAAATGCGCGGGCGAGCGCATTGTTGATCCGCAGCTGGTTGAGGGTATCCTCGTACACCACGAGCGTACCGTTGAGGAGCGGCATGTCGTAGGTAAATACCAAGTCATCGATGTGGATCTCCACGCGGACAAACCAGCACTCCGTTACACGCCCCTTGCTCGTCTCCACGCGCGTCTGCGGCCAGAGGTAGGTGTGGGTACTGGGGCAAGTTACGGGCGTGTAAAACACGCTCTCTGCGCCGTTCTCATGCAGGAGCTGGGCGCATTTTGCCCAGCTCAGGTAGGGAACCTTGATGATGTTCCCGCGCTCGTCCTTCGCGTCGCGAACGGAGCAGTACGGGCGTACATCGAGCTGCACCAGCTCGGAAAAGGGCTTCAACATGATCTCGCCTCCTTCCATTCTCCCTCCGCCATCTCGGCGGCGGTGTGATCCTCCCAGAGACGATCAATGTACGCCAGTTGGTCAGCCGTAAAGCAGCCAAGCTGGAGCCGGAGCAAACTGCGCGTCGCGAGGCGGCAGTGCGGGCAAAGCAGATCGGATTTGTTTTTGTCCCCGCCGCAAACGGGGCACTCGTCGGCCTCGTACTCGTCGAGGTTGCCCAGCTCCTCGCCGCAGTGCGGGCAGTAGATGTCGGTGACGGGGCCGTATTCCGGCGAGTCGTAATGCTTTTCCAGCGGCGCGGCAAACGAGCCGCCGCAGTTATCGCAGATGTATGTCATGGGTTGTCTCCTCCTCGATATCGATATCAACGTACTGATATTGGTTCGCCCGACCGCCCATAAAGAGGCGGGTAAACGCCTTGCGGACGGTGGCGTATGGCTTGCCGGTCATCTCGGCCAGCTCGGCGATGGAGTCGGCCTGTGCGATCGGGAGCCGGTATTTGTCGCGGGTAACAAGCTGGTACACCCGCATGATCCTCACCCCCCGGCAAGCGGCTTGCAGCGTTTGCCGCCGACTTGGTTGGGCGGCAGGCACTCGCCCCGCCGCCAGCGGGCGACGTAGGACTTGCTTGTGCCGACCTCGCTGCTGATCTCGACGTCGTTTTTGCCGGCAGCGTACAACTGGCGCATCTGGTCAAAGATCGGGTCTGATGACCTCCCGCTCGGCGGGGGCATCCGAAGTTTCACCCTCCGGCGGCGGCCTCCGCGCGGCTCGAAGGCCACGCAGCCGCAGCCGGTGAGGGGCTTGCCCTCGGCGTACTCCGCGGCAAAGGCATACAGTTTGGTGTGCCCTTTGATCTCCGCGTAGTTGCAGAGATAGCCGATCACGCCGGCGCCGACGCCGTAGCGGCACTGCTTGCACTTACTCCTCATCGCCGTAGCCCTCCGGCAGGACGATCGGCATCCAGTAGGCGGCGCATATCGCATGGGTGGGCGACGCCTCGTAGTAATGTGCGTTAAATGCCTCATGGATGGGAGAGTACCACACGCTTATAATGGCACCCGACTCCGCGCAGATGAGGTACTCCCCGCTGCACGGGGGGAGGGCATCCTTGACGGAGATCCAATCCTCCGCGCGCATCAGCGGTCACCACCGATCCGGCAGATGATGCGCACCGCCGAGGCGGCGATTGCTGCGGCGCCGATGTAGGCGCAAATCCATGTGATGGTCATTGGGCAAGTCTCCTTTCCACTTCCTGCGGCGTAAACCGCTGTCTTGTGTTGGCTTCCGGGTCGACGATGTCGATGTACTCATAGTCCCCGTGCGAGGCAACGATCGCGAGGTTGAGCAGGATCTTTACACGATCCGGCGGGCGATCAAAAATCACCTTGTACTGGGGCTTCTCTCGCTTTGCCATGGGTTACTCCTCCTTCTGCTTCTGCGGCTGGGCGGCTTTTGAGCCGTCCGCCAGTCCGTTTGTATAGGCCAGCAACAATAGCTGCTGCTGGCGGCTCATGCCTCGCATCTCGCGCATGACGAGATCCACCGTGCGCTTATCCTGTGCGGTCATACTGTCACCTCCTGTGGTATCTGAGCGATGATTATCAATAGATTATCATTGATTGTCTATATCATAGCATTGCGACACAATAATGTCAATAGTAATTTATTGATTGTCAATGTTCTCCTTGCCATTAGCCATCCGCTATGCTATACTTAGGGCAAGGAGGTGATACCATGCAGCCCATAAGTGATCGGGTCGCTGAGCTGATCAAAGCCCTCGGCCTTAACAAAACTTCGTTCGCGCGGAGACTCGGATTGTCTCAACCATTTGTGTCGCAAATCGCAAATGGGTCAGCGACGCCCAGCGATCGCACGATCTCGGATATCTGCCGCGAGTTTCACGTCAGCGAGACGTGGCTCCGTACCGGAGAGGGAGAGATGTTTGTCCGATTGTCCCTCGAGGAGGAGCTGGCGCAGTACGCGGCGCAGGTGCTGACGGATCCGGACCAGGACATCGCTCGGATGATCCTGCGCGTAATGGCGCATCTGGATCCGAGCGACTGGGAGCGGATCCGCGAGGTCGCCCAGCAGATCAAGCAGGAGCTGTGAGCGTAAAAAAGCCCGCCCCTTATGGGACGGGTCTTTTTTATGGCCTTGAGAGGGGGAAGGGGGGACTATAGGGGGGTAAGGGGAGAGCCTTATCTCCTACAAGATAGATTCTTTTTATCTACTAGGGGGAGTATTCTCTTTTCTTTGCTTCTTTCTTTTCTTGTTTTTTCGCTCTGCGCAAGCAAAGCAGAAGCAAGGCGTAAGCAAACAGTAAGCAAACGACAAGCAAAACACAAGCAAAACGCAAGCAAACAGTAAGCAAAACGTAAGCACAGGATAAGCAAAAATGCACGCAAGCGGAGCGATTAGCCATATCCTCTCAACCTGTTGTGCCGCAATGGATTGCGGCGATGATGAAGGCGCGGGAAACGCGGCGAATCGGATCTTCCCGCGTGAAAAATGCGAAGCGGAATGCAAGCGCGAGGGAAGCAAGCGCGAAGCAAAACGCAAGCAAAACGGAAGCAAGCCGCAAGCAAAGCGTAAGCAAAACGGAAGCAAACAATAAGCAAAACGCAAGCAAACCGGAAGCAAAAAGAAAGCAACGAGCAAGCAAAAAGCAAGCAAACGGAAAGCAAAAAGAAAGCACCCAGCAATCACGCTGGGTGCTGTTTGCTATATGCTTTAGCCCTCGACAACATCTAGAATCCACTGGTCGCCGCGCGCGATCTCCTCGTCGGTCAGTCCGTCGAGGCCGTCGTTGTCCTGGCCCCGATTTGATGCATAGACGGCTGTGTGCCAAAAATCGAGCATATCGTCGAGATCCTCGTCGGTGGAGACGATGATGTCGGAGCCGGGCAGACGATCGGGATGGGTGCGCGGGAAATCGGGTTCCAGATCCTGCAGGCAATCGGGACCGCAGCCCCTGTCCCAGCCGCCGGTATAACGGCGGAGGGAGACGGTGACGGTACGGGTGGGGGTGGTGATCATCATTTTAGGCTCCTTTCTGGCCGTCAGCGACGGCCTTGAGCAGAATCTGCTCGATGAAGTTGGAAAGAGATCTGCCGTCGGCGGCGGCGAGCTGCTCGAGGCGAGACTTTAAGGTGGCGTCGATGCGTAGGCCGACGGTTGCGGTTTTAGCCATGGGTGCGCCTCCTCAATCCCACATGTGCGCAGCAGCGTGCGCGCCCCACTCTGCCCGCGCGTCCGACAGCGCCGCAGCGGCGTCCTCGCCGTTGATGATGCGCTCCAGCGCTCTTTGGCCAGCAGCGGCCTTAGCGTAGTGGGACGCATTGGCCATGGTCTCGGACTCGAGGTAGGCGGCGGCGCGGGGGTACGCCTTGTACAGGGCGTCCATATCGTACTGCGGGCGGGGGCGCACGCCCAGCCCGCCGCAATCGTCAAAGCTGTGCTCAAACTCAGCGCGCCATGCGGCGAGATCGGCTCTCGCGGCGCGGATCTCGGACAGACCGGGGATGGCGTCGATTTTGGACTGCCGCTTAGCGGCGGCTCTCCGCTGGGCATCGGCATCATCCGTCAGGATCGCGATGATCTCCGGCTTAGATGCGACGATGGCGTCCCAGTTGCCGTCCCGCTTGGCATTAGCCCCGCGCCTGATGCGGAGCTTTCCGTTGGGGACAAACCCCTCGCCGGGGACAAGGTCGGTAGCGAGGGTGATGTCATACGCATAGATCAGCCCTCGAGGAGTCAGCGGTGCACCATCCTCGATAGGCTCCGACGCGACCACCGTGACATCTGTGTAGCCGAGATTATCCAGCTCGTTGATGGCGGTAGACAGATGCTCAGCGCGGATCCGCTCGCTCACGGGGCGTCCGTTTTTGATTGCTGTGTAGTAGTAGTACTTCATTTTTTTTAGTCCTTTCCGGCCAAAGGCCTGTCCGATGTGGGTGGGTGGGTATCGTTTGATCTTGCCTATATTGTAAAACAATGTTTAACATATAGCAATAGGCATACTGCACAAAGTTTTGCATTAGGAATTGCGCGTTTTGACGGGGCTTGGCGTGGGACATTGGCAAAAATCAGGGATATAATAGATGCGTGGGTTATGGCTTGGGGCTACACACTCTCCTTTTTGTCACCCCCCGCAAGGGGGGCTATGCGGCCGAGAGTATCCCCGGTGCAACTCCGGGAGGCCGCGCCAGGATGGGCTGGTCATCCCCCAATCATGGATGACGGGCAGACGTTTGGTAAGCGACATCTGCCAAAACGGGAAGCCGCCCCCGTAAGCGCGGCAGGATGTAGCCGGTGACGGCTGGGGACTATCTGCCGATATGCAAGGGCGGGAGCTGGCAGATCAATACAACAGACACACGATGGGGGGATACGTTGTGGCCGATGTGATTAATCCGCGCAAGCGCAAAAAAATCGTGGCCGACTATGTGACGCTGGGATCATACGCGGCAGCGGCACGGATCAACGGCGTGGCACCCAACAGCGTTAAGCGGATCGTGGCGGCAGAGCCGGATATCGCGCGGCTTTGCGCCAAAAAAAAAGAACAGGACACGCAGGACGTGCTGGCGTACATGGGTAAGCAGTCCGATCTTGTATGCGATATCATCGGCAAGGGGCTGACGGCGTTGGCCGATGATGATAAGCTGGCAGCGGCCAACCCGGCGCAGATCACCACGGCGATCGGCACGCTGATCGACAAGTGGACGATGGTCCGCGACCGGCAGACGCAAAGCGGGGTACAGGTGGATCTCGGGGACGCGGAGGAATACAGCGGATGATCACGATCCACATTGACAAGCCCAACGCGCGGCAGGAGCTGTTTTTGCGCGATCGGCACAAGTACATCGCCTTCGGCGGGGCGCGCGGCGGCGGCAAAAGCTGGGCGGTGCGCACCAAGGCCAAGCTGCTGTGCCTGCGGTATCCCGGCATACGGTGTCTAATCGTCCGCCGGACGTACCCGGAGCTGATCAACAACCATATCCGGCAGCTACGGCAGGAGCTGGCCGGTGTTGCACGATATAACGACAAGGACAAGATCCTGATGATGCCGGGAGGCAGCTCCATCTCCTTCGCGTACTGCGCCAAGGACGGGGATCTGGATCGGCTGCAGGGCGTGGAGTATGACGTGATTTTCCTGGACGAGGCGACACAGCTAAGCGAGTACCAGATGACCACCATCACGGCGTGTCTTCGCGGCGTGAACGCCTTTCCGAAGCGGGTATACTACACCTGCAACCCCGGCGGGCAAGGTCACCAGTACATCAAGCGGCTATTTGTGGACAGGCACTTCTTGCCGGGGGAAAACCCCGACGATTACGCGTTTATCAAGTCGCTGGTGACGGACAACACCGCGCTGATGCGGCGGGACCCGGAGTATATCCAGCAGCTGGAGGCTCTGCCAGAGCGTCTGCGCCGCGCGTGGCTGAACGGGGACTGGGACGTGTTCTGGGGGCAGTTTTTCGAGGAGTTCGCGGATGCGCCGGCACATTATGATGATCGGAGCTTTACGCACGTCATCGCGCCGTTTGAGATCCCGCCGGACTGGCGGATCTATCGGTCGTTTGACTGGGGCTATGCCAAGCCCTTCTCATGCGGGTGGTGGGCGGTCGACTACGACGGATGCCTCTACCGGATTCTAGAGCTGTACGGGTGTACGCGGGAGGCGAACACCGGGATTAAGTGGCCGCCGGACAAGGTGTTCGCGGAGATCCACCGGATCGAGACGGAGCATCGCTGGCTGAAGGGCAAGATGATCACCGGCGTGGCCGATCCGGCCATCTGGGACGCCGAGCGCGGGGAGAGTATTCAGGAGGTCGCGGCGCGGCATGGGGTGTACTTCAGCCGGGGCGACAACAAGCGCATTCCCGGCTGGATGCAGATGCACTACCGGATGGCCTTTGACGAGGCCGGGCGGGCACAGATGTATATCTTTAACAACTGCCGGGCGGCGATCCGTACGATCCCGCTGCTGCAGTACGATGACCATCATGTCGAGGATCTGGATACAACCGGTGAGGATCATATCGCCGATGAGATGCGGTATATGTGCATGGCGAGGCCGATCAAGCCCCGCGCGAAGCATGGTCGGGATCCGTATCTGGATAGCCCGCTGTACACGGCGCTCGACATCCCGCGCGAGGACATCCTCCCCGCGCCTGAGCTGGTGCCGATGACGATCAAGGAGGTAACCGATGGCGATTGACAACGGCGGCGTGGAGCAGATCGGCTCCGAGACCGCAATCAAGGCGGCTGATGTGGTGGAGACGGTGGTGGGCGCGGAACAGATCCGCGAGGCCGTGGACACGCTAAATCGATACAAGCAGGGCAAAGCCAACCTCGAGCGGCGCGTGATCGACGACGAGGAGTGGTATCGTCTGCGGCACTGGGAGTGTATGCGCGGGCGGAAGCAGGATGTGGAGCCGGTGTCTGCGTGGCTGCTAAATGCGATTGCCAACAAGCATGCAGACGCGATGGACAACTACCCCGCACCAAACATCCTTCCACGGGAGCAGGGGGACGTGGAGGAGGCCGAGCGGCTGAGTGACATCGTCCCCGTGGTGCTGGCGCAGGAGGGCTTTGAGCAGACATACTCCGACGAGGCGTGGGACAAGCTGATCGGCGGCACGGGCATCTATGGTATTTTCTGGGATGCGCACAAGCTCGGCGGGCTGGGCGACATTGCCATCGAGACGGTGGATGTGCTCAACCTTTTCTGGGAGCCGGGCGTGACGGATATCCAGGACTCGCCCAACCTGTTTTACCTCAGCCTCATGGACAACGAGGCGCTTGTGCGGGCATACCCACAGTTAGATGGCCAGCTCGGCGGGAGCAATATCGACGTGAGCCGATACTGCTACGATGATGCCGTGGACACCAGCGACAAGAGCGTGGTGGTGGACTGGTATTACAAGCGCATGGTGGACGGGCAGATGATCCTCCACTACTGCAAGTTCGTGGGAGATACAGTGCTCTACGCGACGGAGAATGAACGCGAGCCGGACGCGACAGGCCGGAGCATGGCCGAGCGCGGCTGGTACGATCACGGGAAGTATCCGTTTGTGTTCGATCCGCTGTACCGATGCAAGGGTACGCCGTGCGGCTTTGGCTACATCGATATCGGCAAGGGGGCGCAGGAGTACATCGACCGCGGTGAGCAGGCCGTGATGCGCAATATGCTATCAAATGCCGCGCCTCGCTTTTTTATCCGCGCGGACGGCGCGGTGAACGAGGAGGAATACGCCGACTGGACGAAGCCGTTTGTCCACACGGACGGTAATCTGGGATCGGACTCTATTGTGCCGGTCTCCGGCTACGGTCTCGGCTCGATCTACCTCTCCGTGCTGGAGCACAAGGTCGACGAGCTGAAGGAGACCACCGGCAACCGCGACGTATCTACGGGCGGCACGGCAGCCGGCGTTACGGCTGCGTCGGCCATCGCGGCCATGCAGGAGGCGGGGAGCAAGCTATCGCGCGACAGCAACAAGGCGGCGTACCGCGCATTCCGCGAGGTGGTTCTACTTGTCGTCGAGCTGATTCGGCAGTTTTACGATCTGCCGCGGCAGTTCCGTATTATCGGGCAGAATGGCGTACAGCGTTTTATCAGCTATACTAATGCCGGGCTACAGCCGCAGGTACAGGGCATGGATTTTGGCATCGACATGGGGACACGCGTACCTTTGTTCGACATCGAGATCACGGCAGAAAAGGCCAGCCCTTACAGCAAGATGAGTCAAAACGAGCTGGCTCTGCAGTTTTTTGGCGCTGGATTTTTTAACCCGCAGATGTCGGATCAGGCGCTGGCGTGCCTCGAGATGATGGACTTTGACCGCAAGGACGAGATCATGCAGCGGATCGCGGCAAACGGTACGCTGTACCAGCAGCTCATGGCGGCGCAGCAGCAAGCCGTGGCCATGGCACAGCTGGCCGACACGCTCGGCGGGACGAATTACTCGCAGCAGATGCTGGCGGGGATGCAGGGCGGCGCACAGGCAATGCCGGGCAAGGTGGATCAGGCCGCCGCAGACGGCGGCGAGAGCAGCACGACGCGCAATGCGCGGCAGGAGGCGGCTGACAGAGCCGCACCGCGATGATTACGGCGCGGCTGGGCGACCGCGCGGGACTGCTGACGCTGGAGATGGACGGCCATGCCGGCAGCGCTCCGGCAGGGCATGATCTGGTATGCGCGGCGGCAAGCATTTTGTGCTATACGCTGGCGGCACAGGCGGGTAAGCTAAGCGCAGACGGCAAGCTGCGGGCAAAGCCATGCGTGGACTTGGCCGATGGGCACGCGGCGATTGCGATCAAGCCGCGCGGGGCAGCGGAACGAGAGGCGCGGGCAATCTGGGGCACGGTCGAGTCCGGGCTATTGCTGCTGCAAAGGGAGCACCCGGACTGCATCAGAGTTGATTGCGGGGAGTATCCCCGATAACAAGGGATCGCCCACCTCACGGGCAGATTACGGGATCGCCCACCATACGGGCAGGAGTACGCTATGGACATTATGGCAAGGCCGCTTACCCTCCAGCTCTTTGCGGAGGGCGGCACAGCGGCAGCCCCCGCAAGCGGGGACACGGGCGCGGCGGCAGAAACGGGCGACCTGAGCAAGGTGGCCTACGGACTGCAGGCCGATCAGCAGACAGATCCTGTCGCCGAGGATCATGCCGAGGACAAACCGAGGGATCTTGGCAAGGAGTTTGACGCGCTCATCAAGGGCGAGTACAAGGACGTGTACAACAAGCGGATGCAGGACACGATTCAGCGGCGGACGAAGGGTACGCGGGAGACGGCAGATAAGTACAGGGCGGCTCAGCCGCTGCTGCAGATGCTATCTGAGCGGTATCACGTCGATGTTGCGGATGTGGAGGGGCTGACAAAGGCGGTAGCCGAGGATGACGCCTTTTACGAGCAGGAGGCAGAGCGGCTTGGCATCGGCGTTGAGCAGGTCAAGACGATGCGTAAGGCCGAGCGGGAGAACGCCCAGCTGCGCGAACAGCTTGCGGAGCAGGAGAACCGCCGGAAGATGGACGAAAACATCTCCAAGTGGATGCGCGAGGCGGACGAGATCGCGGCGAAGTACCCGCAGCTCGACCTCCAGCAGGAGCTGCAGAATCCGCAGTTTTTCAATGCGCTGATGAACGGGGCAAGCGTCGAGGGCGCTTACTGGGGGCTGTACCATAATCAGCTTATCCCACAGGCCATGCAGTTTACCGCGCAGGAGACGGAGCGCAAAATCGCCAACAAGATCCAGGCACAGGGGAAGAGGCCGACAGAGAGCGGCGCGAAGCCCCCGATCACCGTCAAGAGCGACGTGTCGCAGCTGTCTGACGCTGATATGGACGAGATTATCAGACGAGCAAGGAGGGGCGAAAAGATCAGGTTTTAACCCCTCCGGAAGGGAGAAATATGACTGACCTGAGATACATCGATCTGCAGCTGTTTGCAGATGTGACCAACGCGACGACCTCGGCGGCAACCGGCAACAACCTGTCCGCCGAAATGAAGACCTTTTACGACAAGGTGCTGCTGCGCGAAGCTGGCCCGCACCTTGTCCACGATCAGTTTGGACAGAAGCGCGATATCCCGCGCGGCAACGGCAAAACGATCGAGTTTCGCAAGTTTAACCAGCTGCCCAAGGCGCTGACCGCGCTGACCGAGGGCGTGACCCCCAACGGCGGCGCGCTGGACGTGACGAGCCTGACGGCGACCGTTAACCAGTACGGCTATTTTGTCCGAATCACCGATGTGCTTGATCTTACCGCCATCGACAACGTGGCCGTCGAGGCCGCGCAGCTGCTTGGCGATCAGGCGGGCATTACGATGGATACCATCGTGCGCAACGTCCTGCAGGGCGGCACCAACGTGCTGTTTTGCCCCAAGGTTGCCGCCGGCGTGGAGACGGCGGTTACCACCCGCGCCGGGCTGGACAACACGTCCCAGCTGACCGTCAAGGCCATCCAGCGTGCCGTGGCGACGCTGAAGAGCAAAAACGTGCCGACCATCAACGGCAAGTACGTCGGTATCATCCACCCGTACGTCGCGTACGATCTGATGCGCGACCCTGAGTGGGTCGACGCGCACAAGTACGCTAACCCCACCAACCTATATACGGGTGAGCTGGGCGAGATCGCGGGCGTGCGGTTTGTCGAGTCGACCGAGGCGAAGGTCTGGAAGGATGCCTCCTGCCCCAAGATCGGCAGTACCTCCAACTACTACGGCGTGTTTGGCACGCTGATCCTCGGCAAAAACGCTTACGGCGTCACCGAGGTCACCGGCGGCGGTCTGCAGACCATCGTCAAGGGGAAGGGTTCCGCCGGTACGGCTGACCCGCTGGATCAGCGCTCGACTGTCGGCTGGAAGGGTATCCGCACGGCCAAAATCTTGCTCGAGCAGAATATGGTGCGCGTGGAGAGCGTGTCCGATGCGTGGAGCGCGTCGGTCGAGGCTAACTAACTGATCGCGGGGGAGGCAGCCCCTCCCCCGCAGAATAGGAGAAGAAGATGGCTGAAACTACCAAGAAGCCCGAAACGGGCGAGAAGATGGTGCGCGTGATGCTCCCGATCATCAACGAGCATGATATGGAGCAGTACGTCGGCATCAATGGCCGGTCGTGGCTGATCCGCCGCGGCGAAGAAGTTGAAGTGCCTGAGTGCGTGGCAGAAGTGCTGAAGCTCAGCGAGAACCAGAAGCGTGAAGCATTCCGCTATCAGCAGCAGGCCGCGAAAGCCGCCGAGACGGGCGGCGAAATGTAATGGGGGTCTGCGCGACCCCCATTTTTTGCGAAGGAGGGATGCGCGATGACAATTGAGCAAGTGCTGAGTACGGTCGATGCGTGCAAGCCCAACATCATCGACGATGCGCAGAAGCTGGCATGGCTGCAGGAGCTGGAGGGTATCATCACGCATGAGATCATCCGTACGCACGTCGGCGGCGAGAATGCGGAGATCCCGACGGTCAACGGCGGCACGGATCAGCGCGCAGAGCTGCTCGCGGACGCTCCGTATGACCGGCTCTATCCCCTGTATGTCGAGTCGCAGATCGACCTTGTCAACGGGGAGATCGGCAAGTACAACAATTCCATCGCGCTTTTCACGGCGGCGTACAACGAGTACAGCCGCTGGTACAACCGGACGCACACACCGGTAAGCGCGTCCGTGCGGTTTTGGTGAGGAGGGCATATGTATAATCCGACGCTCACCGAGACGAGCCAGAGCCGCGAGATGCTGTCCGTGTTTGGAGGGTACAACCACAACCGCAGGATCAGCGACGGCGAGTTTTACGACATGACAAACCTCACGTCGAGCGGGTATCCGCTCCTGATGAGCAGACCCGCACGCGGCAAGGTGCAGCAGCTGACCGCTCCGGGCGGGATGCTGGCAAAGGACGCGATGGCCGTGGTCGACGGGGGCAAGCTGTACTACAACGGCAAGGAGATCACCGGGCTGACGCTGAGCGACGGCGACAAGCAGATGGTGAGCATGGGCGCGTACCTTGTGATTTGGCCGGACAAGGTGTACCTCAACACCAAGGACGTGACGGACTACGGGAGTCTTGAGTCATCGTGGGAGAGCACCGGCAACGTGGTGTACTCCCTAAGCACAATGGACGGCAAGACGATGGACAACGTCCCACTTACACAGCCGGAAAATCCGACAGGCGGCGAGTATTGGATCGACACGACGCAGACCCCGCACCAACTGATGATGTACTCTGCATCGCAAAGTATGTGGATGGGCGTTGCGACGGTCTATACCAAGATCTCGGCGGACGGGATCGGCAAGGCGTTTTCCGATGGAGACGGGCTGGAGATCAGCGGCATCTCCTATGGCGGAGACAGCGAGGCCGTTAAGGAGCAGTACAAGGATCTCAACGGCACAAATATCGTGCAGAGCAAGGGCGACGATTGGATCGTGATCATCGGGCTGATCGACCTGACCTATACGCAGGAGAGCGGCACGGTCAAAGCGGCGCGGAGTGTTCCGGACATGGACTACGTCTGCGAGGCACAAAACCGCATCTGGGGATGCAAGTATGGTATGGTGGACGGCAAGACCGTCAACGAATTGTACTGCTGCAAACTCGGCGATTTCAAAAACTGGCGAGTCTATGCCGGCGTGTCGACGGACGCTTGGGCGGCTTCGGTTGGTTCGGACGGTGCATGGACTGGCGCTATCAACTATCAGGGATACCCCACGTTCTTCAAGGAGGACGTGATTCATCGGATCTCGGTCGCCTCCTCCGGTGGGCATCAGGTCGTTGAGACGGCGGCGCGAGGTGTCCAAAACGGGAGCTGGCGAAGTCTGTGCGTGGTCAACGAGATGCTCCTGTACAAGTCCCGCACGGATGTGTGCGCGTACGATGGGAGCTTCCCGTCTTCGATCGGCTCAGTGTTTGGCGACGTGCTATACAGCAAAGCGGTCGCTGGGAGCGTAGGCGGAAAGTACTACATCAGTATGTACGATGGCGCGGCGTGGCATCTCTTTGTGTACGACGCAAATCGCTCGATGTGGCATCGGGAGGACAATGCCCACGCGCTGGTGTTCGCGCGGCAGGACGATGATTTGTTTTACATCGATGCGGATACCAAGTGGATGATGTGCGTCAATGGATCTCAGGGTGCGCTGGAGGATGCTCCGGAGTGGTCTGCGGAGACTGGCGTGATCGGATACGATTATCCTGACAAAAAGTACCTGAGCCGCTATAACATCCGTCTGCAGATCGAGCAAGGCGGCGAGCTGAGGCTCTACTGCATGTACGACTCCGACGGCATTTGGCGCGAGGCGGGGACAGTGCGGCGAAAGGGTCATGGGACGTTCACGGTTCCCGTGATCCCCCGGCGGTGCGACCATATGCGGCTCAAGCTCTCCGGCAAGGGCGTCGTGAGGGTGTTTTCCATCGCAAAAATCCTTGAGCTGGGGAGTGATCTCGGATGGTAGTTATCCCGACCCCGCCGACGATCCAAGGCGGGCAGACCGAGCAGCTGCTCAGCGTGCGGCGATATCTTTATGCGCTGGCGAGACAGCTCAATGAGTCGCTCAACGCCATCGAGGCGGACAGTCTGACTGAGACGGCAAAGTCTTCGCTCGGCGTGGGTGCGCAAAAGGCGGCGCAGGATCAGACGCGGCAGGAGATCGGAGCGAGCGCAAACGCGCTCAAGAGCCTGATCATCAAGACGGCGGATACCGTCAGGAGCGAGATCCAGCGCGTCGAGGCCGAGCTGCAGAGCAGCTACCTAGCCAAGAGTGAGTTTGGCCAGTACAAGGAGCAAGTCGACGCAAAGTTTACGGCAACGGCAGAGAATGTGACGCAGAGCATCCAGTACGTCAGTGAGCTGGAGGGGCGGATCGACGGACAGGCCGGAGACATCGAGGGGCTGCTGGCATACCGTACGGAGACCACCGGATACATCCGGCAGGGCATCGTCGGCTATGAGGATACCGTCCCGATCATCGGCATCGCAATCGGGCAGGACATCCAGACAACCGGCACGCAGAGCGTTGGCGGCAAGGTGTATGACGTGATCGACACCAGCCACAATATGTCAGTCTGGACAAGCAAAAAGCTGTCATTTTACGTCGAGGGTACGGAGATCGCGTATTTTTCCAACGGCGCACTGCACGTCACGCACGTTGAGCTGGAGCGGATCACGGGCGCAGGCAAGTGGGACGTAAATTTTACAAGCGGGATTACGTTCCGCTGGATCGGAGGTTAACATGGCGCTCTCCGGCAATTTTTCCGGATCGACCGGAAACCAGTATATCAGGCCGGACATCTACTGGTCGGCGGCGCAGTCGCAGGACGGCAACTACAGCGACGTAACTGCGACGCTCTACTACAGCCGTACAAACAGCGGCTACACGACGAGCGGTACATGGTCTGGTGGTATTACGATCGACGGCCAGCGCACGGCGGCAAGCCGCCATGTAGAGATCTCGCTCAACTCCTACACGATGGCGGTATCCGCGACGGTGCGGGTGTACCACAATGCGGACGGCAGTCGGGACGTGACGATTTCGGCAGATGGACGGATCAGCGGCACGACGCTCTCATCGACCTCGATCTCGGCGACGGTGACGCTCGATACGATACCGCGCGCCAGCGTGCCGACGCTCAACAAGAGTTCCATCGCCATGGGCGAGGAGATCATCATCTACACCAACAGCAAAAAGACCGGATTTGTCCACACGGTGCGCTATGCGTTCGCGGGAGACGGCTATGCGGGAGACTTCGACGGGGAGACGGCGTACAACTGGTTCGCGCTGACCCCGCGCAAGGCGCTTGCAAGCAGGATCCCAAACGCCGCAAGCGGGACGTGTACGGTTTACCTCAAGACATGGAGCGACGGCAGTCTGACGGAGCAGATCGGCGACGAGCAGAGCGTAAGCTTCACGCTGCGCGTTCCGGCGGATGCGGCGCCCACGGTGGCCTCCGGCTGGGCATCGGCGGCGGCAGACAACAGCGGCGGCAAGGCTGCAAGCCTTAAGGGGTTTATCAGCGGATTTTCCAAGGCGCAGATCACGTTTGCGGCGGGTAAGATCTCAACCAAATACGGTGCAAGCATCGCGGGGTACACGATTACTTGCGGCGGCGTGAGCGCGGAGAGTGCGCCGTATAAGACGGGGGTGCTGTTTGGGAAAAGCGCACAGATCATCTGCCGCGTGACGGATTCGCGCGGGATGTATGCCGAGCAAACGCTGACGGTCAACCTCTACTCCTACGCCGCTCCGACGCTGACGGGCGTACAGATCTACCGATCGGATGACGCGATGCTCCCGGCGGACACGGGGCTGCACATTGCGGGCGTGGCCACGGTCAAGCACTCCGACTGCGGCGGGGAGAACACCTACACGCTCAAAGGCTATTGGAGAGCCGTGGGCGGTTCGTGGAGCGCTGGCCTTGCGATGACAAGCGGCAAGGCGGCGCTCGTCACCGGTAGTGTGGACATCCTTACGACGGCCAGCTATGAAGGCAAAATCGAGGTAGTCGACAAGCTCGGCAACGTCGCCAGCGTAACGGCGGTTATCCCGACGCAGGCTGTTACGATGCATTTGCGCGAGGGCGGCGACGGAGTGGCCTTTGGCAAGTACAGCGAGAAGGCCGGGCTTGAGTGCGCGTGGGACGCGGAATTTCATGGAGAGGTGCAGGCGGCGTCGCTGCGTGTGGGAGGACGGACGCTGCTCGACTGGATCTATCCGGTAGGAAGCATTTACCAGTCCACAAAATCGACCGATCCGGCTGATTTGTTTGGTGGAACATGGGAAGCCATTAATAACGTGTTTCTGCTGGCGGCTGGCACAATCTATCGCCCCGGTACGACCGGTGGTGAATCCGAGGTAACGCTTACTGCGGACGAGATCCCGGATCATACGCACAGCTATCAGTACACAGGCCAGAGCACCGTAATTGGCACGGACGCAATCCGGCTATATGACGGCGATGGGAAAATTAACCAATATACGGGGCCGCAGAGCAGCAATTGCGGGGGCAAGGCGCACAACAATATGCCGCCGTATTTGGCGGTGTACACGTGGAAACGCACAGCATGAGGAGGGAACAATATGCCTGATATCAACATTACAGTGGCGCACAAGGTCGCGGTGTCTGATACGCAATCCATCGTATGCGACAACAGCGACTATACGGTGCATTGGACGCTCGACGAGGATTGGAACGGCTACGACACCAAAACCATGCGAACGATCTACATGGACGGCACGTTCGAGGATAAGGTGTTTAGCGGTGACACGATCGAGCTGCCCGTTTGCACAGTGCCGGGTGCGGTGCAGATCGGCCTGTTTGCGGGCAACATCCGCACGTCGCGCGTGGCAATCCTGCGCGCGCTGCCGTCCGTC